CGTTAGCTTCAATTATTCCAAGAATGCAACTTCTCGACTTCGTATTTAGCCTTACTAATCAACATCGGTGTCCATCTACCTTTGTTTCTTAAAGCAAGTTCTTCGCTCCAAATATGCACTGTTTCAAATCTATCGTCCATTTGAACATAACTTCCATATAATTCTTGGAATAACTGGAAGCTAACAGCACCTAAACAAGATGGCTGGCTTTTTTTATCTAAATCAATTTTATCGCTTTCCATAATTTATATTTTTATGTGTTGTGTTTTTTGCCAATTTTCCCTGCTGATATATTAGCTTTGTGTTCTTCTGTTCTTGGTTTACTCATTTTTATTTTAGTTTTATCTGAATGTTTTTTCCCAGTTAATGATGCTTTTATTTTTGCTCTTGTTTCTTCCGAAACTGGTCTTCCTTTTAAAGAATTTGATATTTTAGATTTGCTTTCATCCGAAAGAATACCATTAGAGCCTCCGCCCTTTAAATTAAGTCCGTATTTTGTATTGAATGTTTGGAATAGTTCAATATAAAAGATTTCCATTTCATTAAGTTTATCTTCTGTACATTCTAAAACTATTTCAAAAGTGTGGTTAATCCATCCGTATTTATTTATAGAGTTGTATAGTTTTTTTTGCCCCTTACAATCACCTCTTTTGTATCTAATAAATCTTTGATGCACATTTTTTGATTGACCTATGTAGACTTTTTTATTAGGGGATGTTATTTTGTAAATTCCGCAGACATTATACATTTTCAACCTCCTTTTTTTAAAATCATTCTTACATAAGCCGAAACAGATAACCCAAGATATTTAGCTTTTTCTGTAATTTGTTTTTTAAGTTTTTCGTCAACTCTAATTACTATGTCTTTTTCCTTTATCATAATTTTGTAGTATATTATTTACCGCAAATATACTACAAATAGTTTAATAAAACAAATCTGCTTCTAATAAACTTTTTTCTGTGTTCATATTATTAAAAATTAGTGTTTCAAATTTAGTTCAGTGGTGTCAAGCCTTGCCGAACGCAAGCCCAGAGCCGTTACTTAATCTTCCACGCCTTTACATCTGTGTACCATTTGCCATTGTATTCACGGCTTTCTGTATCAACTTCTAACTTCATATCATCGCCTACCTTGAAAACTGTATCAGCCAAATCACCGCTGAAATCAACTCTTGTTTTCTTAGGGTATTTGTCAGTTCCATGCAAGAAAATAACTCCTTGTTTTTTCCATGTTCCTTTTTTGCCTTCGCCAGATTCCATCTGCAGGACTTGTTCAACTTTTCCGGTAAATTCCATAATTGTTTATTTTAATTTTTCGTTTAATAATTTAATAGACTATTTTTTAATTTCTATTTATATTGTAGCTCAGGCATTAGAATGGTGTCGTTTGTAAATTTTAGATAATGCCCTTTTGTATATTTCAATTCGTTTACTCCGTTGTTGTGATTCTTGCAATGACTTTACGGAATCAATCGCTATCTTAACATCTTCACCGTTAATCCGCAGTATTACTATATCCATTTTATAGCTTTAATGTTTTGTAATAAGCGACAGCTTTAGCGTGTTGCAATTTCACTCGTTCAATAAAATCTTCATCGTACTTAAACTCGAAAACCTTTACTCTTTGATTCTCAGGAATCTCTTTTATTAACTCGTTATTCTTGTCAATCTGCATAGATATTTTGATGTAGTCATCATTTGTTTCATCACAGTTAAATTTGTACCAAAACTTCTTTTTCTGTTCCAAAATATAATTATCAGGTGTAGGAACGATAGTGTATATTATTCTGTAATTCTTCTTTCCCCATAGCCACATATAACCCATCCCCTGCCACCAGTAATTATCGCCTTGTTTGTATTCAGCATCCATAAAAGTTCTAAGATTGTAGCTTGATTTTAAGTCCTCAATAACATCTTCTTTCTTTAATGGAATATCGCACGAACCAATTATGTAATCATTTGATTTTCGTTCATCATTCTTTACCCTAAACTCACCACCGAGTACCGACTGAACTAATGCCATACTATCTTGCTCTACCAAAAGTCCTTTCATCATTTCATCAGTCATTACATCTTCTTTATATCCAAACTTATTGTAAAGCCACATAGAACGTATTAGTGTTTTAGCGGTTTCGGATAAAAGTCCAGCTTCTTTATCAGCCTTAGTTTTTGGATTACCCATAAGTTGTCCTAATTGACTGCAACGGATAAGTAATTTATCTTGTACCGTTGCTATTTCAATAGTTGGTGTATTGTTGATTGTTTCAAATAAGTCCATATTATTTTTTGTTTTTTAATTCTTCTTTTTTAGCGTAATACATTTCCATTAAATCATATTTCTCAATATAATCTTTAACTTCTTCCAACTCTTGTAAGGTTTTAGATCCTGTAATATAATTTGTGATACGTGCTTTCTCTTTTGAGATATTCACATTATCAACACTCATAGATTTATCCGATTCAAACTCCATGTAGTCTTTACGGTTTAAATCTCTACCGAATAATCTTCCGATATGCTCACACGCATCTTTGATAGCATACGATTTAGCCATTGGTAAAGCCATCATTACGGCATTGTTGTTTATGTTCGCTAAGTCAGCAGGACTTGAACCTTGTTTTGTTTGTAATTGCGCTGCGCCTACTCCATCGTGGAAATTCCATTCATTTGAAATACCATCCCAATAGTGTACACGAACTGTTACACTGATTGCATTAAACATTACACCCTCACGTAACACTTCAATTTTTACTTTCTTGAATAGCTTTTGCAATAGAGTTTCTACAACTCCTATCGGAATATATTTTGAGTTTCCTGCGTACTTGTTTTCTTTAATCCAATCGACTTTCGGTTGCAGATTAAGTAACTGATTAAATTGGTCGTTCTTAAATGCAACTTCTAAGTTGTCCTCATATAGCTGTGCAATGGTCGGTAGCTTTGATTTCGTTTCTGCCATGTTTTTATTTATCTGTTGTTATAAAATCTTCTTCTGTTTTTAATTCAGGAACCGGCAAATTGCAAATCCATTCAAGGTTTACGAGTAAATCGGTAATGAATTTTTGTACGTTATCCTTATTGTCACAATCCATAGATGTTGTGTGTCTGTGTTCAATGTTTTCATCGTTACTGTCTTTAATTAAAGGCTCTGTCAGGTAATCCACGTATGATAACTCAATAATGTAATCATACACCCAATCAGGACTTTCCTTTACGATCCACGAAAACTTCTTTTCATCCTCAATTACATCGTACATCTTTTGGAATACACAAACTGTCGTTTGAATGATTGTTTCGATTTGTTCTTTTGAGTGGATTGTTTGCATATTATTTTGTATGAATTTTTCCTGTACCGTTACATGATTCGCATATTTCTTCTTCTAAATCACAATGCTCATAACAAGTAGGGCATAAGTCAATATCATTTCCTTTTATGTCGTCACCACAGCATGAATAGCACACGAATCCTGTTCCGTCACATTCTTCACAGTCCACTTGTTTTGGTGGTCGGATTAAATCTGCCAGTGTTTGAAAAAAGTCCATGATTATTTAAGTGATTAATAATTTCAAAAAGAGCAGGTCGGGATAACATGAAATGTAAACCCCTAATTAAAACTCCCGACCTGCAAGAAATGCACCCAACACCTCCTTATCTTGTAAAATATGCAATTGCCAAAAGTCCAACACAAACTACAATCACCACAAGTAATGCATTAATTACATCATCGTTATTTATCGGCTTTCTCATATCTTCTTTTGTTAAACTTGTTATCGGATAAATTCATCCTTGATTCAATCTGCAAGTAGCATACATACCTATGTTCTCCTTGTATCATTTGTTGTGAAATCTGTTTTTTCTTGAAGTCGGCAAAAGATGTAAGTTTGCTATACAGTATCTTTCCTGTGCCGATTTCTTCAAATACCAATGTTGGATGCGTCATGCTCATTTGAATAGCTTTTGAAGTTGTTGAATAATAAGGCTTCCTGCAGCGAACCAAACTACTGCACAAAACAGACAGGCAATTACAAGTGTCCATATTAGGCTACCATCGCCATTTCCTGTTACATCTGAAACATCTTCGTTATCATCTACAAGGCTATTGTACTCGTTTTCTGTAATTCTATTCATGGTTAATCATTTTAATTTGTTTCAATTTATTTTCCTCACGTTCCTTTATTTTCGCCCATCGTTCACACTTTTCAGGTGTCCCTAAAAATAATTCCTGAGTGGTGTCGTCTTTACATAAATCCCATTTTTGTATCGGGTGCCTGTCGAAAAAGTTTTGTGTTTTCATATCTTTTATTTTAAAATCAAATTATTCTCTACTCTTTCCAGAGCGTGTATCATTCTTATTATTTCTACCTTGCAGTAGGTGTCCATTATCAACCAAAGTCCCATGTAATTCACGTAATACAACTGATACCTCATGCCTTTACGTTTTGTGAACTTCCAACTTTGTTTCATCTTGTGCTTTAAAAAAGTTCGGGAACTATGGGAATAATTCCCGAACCTCACCATTAATAAAAAACCTATGAAAAAATTTCTGTTTCAGGTGTGACAATCACCAATCCTTTATGGCTAATCAGTTTCTTTTTAATTCTCTCAGCTTCTTCAATCGTGCTAAAGTTTTCTGCCAGGTTTGCATCCTCTGTGTAGCAAAAACTTTGGAAACCATCACGCATTAGGAATAAGCCATTGTTGTTTTTAATTGTTATCATTGTTTAAAGTTTAAAGTTTAGATTGTATTTTAATTTTGTTATTCAAAGATAAATAATAGTTTTGAATTGTGCAACATTATTTAGAAATTTAGGATTAGTCTAAATAACGTTTTTATACGGCTCTAAAATAATGTCTATTTCTTTCTTGATTTCTTTCTCTCTTTTGCTCGGTATTGATACTGAAATGCGTTTTGTTTTACCGTATTTACTTGCGTACATTGGGTATCTGCCTGAGCATTTCGGATTTAAAACGGTAGCTTTTCTTTTTCGATTTTCTTTAGACATTTTCGCAATTTATTTAGTGAGTAAAATTTACCTTTTATGTTATATCCTATTGTTGAACAAACAACAGTTTTTTTTATTTCTCTTCCAGTCTTTAAATTGAACAGTTTTTTGCATTTTGTGAACTGATAATTATGTGCAAAATCTAATTGCCAAATAAAATGATAGTTCTTTGATATTGAAATTGTTTGCATTGTGTGATATTTCGCCAATCGATACGTTACCTGCAAGTGCTACGACCATTCTCCGTAAGACAGTATGTGAGCAATAACATCAACAGTCCAGCCATTACCTAACATTCTGTATCGCTGACTATCGGAAGCTACACTTGTATATCCATCTTTTACGGTTTGTAGTCTTTCACACTCTAAAGGCGTTAATCTTCTTATTTTTCTTTCGTTTAACAATACTTTTTGCCTTCCTTGTTTTACATCTAATGTTCCACTTTTACCATTCTCAAAGTAGGCTCTATTATCTTGTTCATAACCACTTCCAAATATTACATAATTATCTTTTTGCACACTTGTAAGTGTATTTGTTTTGCCGTCTGTTCGTGGTTCTAATTGCTGAATATTTTTGCGTTGTGTTTCTATATTCCCAGCCTCATAGTCTTTGCGTATTGCTTTACCGTATTCAGTACGTTTTGGTGTTAATACGGCCTCTCTACCTCTCATTGCTACACATTGTATTTCTACTGCATTTGTGTTGCCAGTATCAAGGCAATATGTTTTACCATCGGTTCGGCTCAAATGTCCAGTTCCACCGTTTCCATTAGTTGAGCTTCGTGGCATTGTGTTGTGTACTACATATTGCCCATCAGTAGGTATTTTATTATATCCAGCCAATAAGCAATTAAATTTCTTTGTTTCTTCATCTACATAAGGCACACTTCTTTCACTTTTTAGCATCGTTTCAATTCGTTGTTGGCTCAAATAATATTTAGCATCAACTTCACTTTCAAGTATATCTTTCAGTAAAATACCTTTGTCTTTTGGTTGTGGTATTATACTTGCCAAATCGCCAAATAATCCCATTGGTTGCATTCCGATATTTGTCCAGTATAATCTTCTACGATTTTGAGCAGATACTAAAGCAGAATTTATTTCAATGGCATTCACTCCAATTGCTTTGCTTAATATTTTTTCCCACTTTTCGCCCATTATTACATTCTCCAGTAAAAAGTATTTTGGTTTCACTTCATTAAGTAATCGCATATACTCCCAAAACAAATAACTTTGCCCTTCAAATTCGTAACCTTCGCTTTTCAATTCCAAATAATGTTCTAAAGTCAATATTTCGGTTTCGCATTTTGTACTCATTCCTTTTCTTTTGCCAGCAAATGAAAAACTTTGGCAAGGGCTACCACCAATTAATAAATCAATCTTTGGTAGTTTGTATCCATCCACATCAACAACGCTTCCTAATTGCTTTGTGTTTGGGTAATTGTGCATTGTTACTGCAATGGCGTGTTTATCTATTTCAGAAGCGTAATACTCCAAAACATTTACACCAATTCTTTCAAGTGCTTGTTGCCCACAGCTCATTCCATCGAATAAGGAAAGTACTCGTAAACCAACCGCACCAGCAGGTAACATCGGTTTGGCAAAATGGGGGCTGACTGCTTCTATCATCTTTTATCTGTTATTGAACATTAGTAATTCTAATCGGCTTTTGTGGGTATAATTCCCCCACTTCGCCAAGCCGTATGCGTTATAAGTAACTTTAACCGAACTATATCGGATGACCACATTTGCCACAAAGACAATTAAAATCAGCGTCAACGGTTCTTGTGAAAGTTGCTTTTCTACATTTACATTTTTGAGGTTTAATAACTCTTTGTTTTATAAAATTTTTAGCCTCTTTTTCAAAATCCCAATCGTGATTATTAATTAGTTCTTTGTCGTTAAGGTAAATCTGAAATTCTATTAATATATCTTCCATAAAAAAGCTACTTATAACATCGGTTTTGCTCTATTGCGGTTTCGGGCTTTACCAATGTTCGGTTTGTATTTGTTAATTTTGTTTTTAATTCAAAGTTTTTGGTTTACTTTTCCGCAACAAAGCAAAGCCGAGTGCCGTTAGTATCAATTATTAAAAAGATTTAAGTAGCTGATATTTTCCTTCCATATATTTCCATGATGATGATTTTCTGATAGGTGAATATTTATCTAAACGTTCATCTAAAATCATAAAAAACTGAAAT